TGGAAGAGTCTTCCGGTGGTCACATGACTACTATTAGTAGCCGTAAGGATCCAGATCATTTCGCTGCCGCGATTAAGGCAGCTCCTGCATTGCTTGATCCGAACTTCGATCGCAAAAAGATAGATGGTTCGGCTAATGGGCCTGTGCGGCCTCCTATGAAATTTCCGCGACAGATTACCGAAACTTCTTTGGAATTTGTCAATCGTATTAAGAAAGGGGATGTAGCCTTGGTCCCTGCCGTGAAAACGGGCAGTAAGGCATCTGTTGTTGTTAATGATAATAAAGAAAAGAAAATGGATGTCGGTAATAATCAAGTTTTACGTCAGCCTGATCGTCAGGCTGCGTTAGAATTTCTTCGTCTTAATGATAATGAAGTTTTCCAGGTTTATACTAAACCGTGTCCATTTTGTACTAATGCTCCTGAGTGGGAACTTGTTGAAGGTGTTAAGAAACCTATTAAGTCTGCGTATTTTGATTGTACTGTGCATGGACGTTGTTCCCAGTGTAATTTATTTTTTAACCGTCAATATTTTACTGATTATTTTATTTGTGGATGTAATAGTCGAGATTTTGAATTTGGAGTTACTGAACCTGCTTATACTATTGGTCAATCACCCGAGTATCCTGATGATGTTTCAGTATGTACTACTGAGCGTGATCTGAATGTCCGGTTGGATGATTTGACCAATACAAATTCAGTTGTGACTACCACACCGCGAGACCGGGACAATTTGCCTCGGTGTAAATTTTGTTTTTCTATTGTGCAACGCATTAAGAATGGGCCTTGTGGCACTAAATGTTATGATAATGCGTTTTGTACTCGCTGTCGCTCTTATTGTCGACGAAAACCTGCTGAGAAAGGAAATTGGGCCTGTGATCAAAATTGTGATAAGCGGAGGCAACGCTTACAATTGTGTAACAACTTCAAGCGAGGAGGTTGCACTACAAAGCATTGTCGATTCCGTCATGATGCTGAGTATCGGCCATCGACCCCGCCGATTGCGTCGCCGAAGGGTGATGCTAACACAGGACGACCTGTTACTGGTTCCGTTTCGACGGCTTCGTCTGAAGTAGCTCCTCTTATTCAGCAGTGTGTTGTTTTGAGTCAGGAGTGCGATCGACTTCGAAATATTATTACTCGCTTAGATGCTGAGAAATTAGCGTTAACTGGTGAAGTTGTTCGGCGTGATAATATTATACAGCAGGCCAATTTGCGGGTCAATCAGCTTAAAACTGATATCACACGAGAAATTAAGCGTGGGGATCAGTTGTATGCTCAGATCACCCAGATGAATGGTGGTTTATTAGGTGAATTAAAAGATGAGAAGAAAGAAAGTAAAGAGAAAAAGGAAGATAAGAAAGAAGAAAAGAAAGATGAAGAAAAGAAAGATGTAAAACTTGCTCCTAATCCTGGAGATGTGCTTTTGCGTGATGGCCAGCGGTTTAGAGCGATGGCGAATTTGAATTTCTTCTATCGTGATGGGGGTACCTGGAATGATGTTCCATGGTACATGCGTAGTTTTCGGTTTTTTCCCACGGCATGTGTTCGTAAGTATGTCTTATGTAGGTTTCGGGGTATTCACGAGCGTGGGCAAATTGATGAGCGTGCTTCATTTTTGACTGGTGCTAAGCTTGAGGCACAAGATCCGCTTCTGATTGAAGTTGAACTTGAGTTTAGTAAGTATATTGTAATTTTTGGTATTGAGATTAAGTTCTCTGAACGCTTTGCAAATTTGTTGGTGAGTTATGAAGCGTATGCCAATTTGATTAAAGGCAGTGTAGGGAACCCGATAGCCGAGGAATGGCGTAATTTTGAATCCCTTATGTATAATGATCGTATGATGTCAGGAGTTAATATTTCACGTTATGATAGTTTTAATATTGATTCTAATACTAAGGTGTTGGCCTATCATTATTTACGGGTTATGTCTCAGCAAGTTGTGTCTCTTGGAATTCCTGACCGGCCTTTTTTCGGGCAATTAGGTGGTCGGGGCAAGGAAAACCTTGTCTTAAGGACACCCTCTTGTCCACCGTTGAAGGTGGAAGTGTCCAAAAATCTCCAGCCTGTTTTGACTGGCATAATGATAAGCGACGATCGCAAGAGTCAGCAGGACCAACCTGTAAATTCGGTTATATTGTTGGTCATGAACCCCGTCTTCCTGCTCCCCCTTGTGATCATATCAGGATTTTACGCCACTATCCTGTACCAACAGGGCTTGCGGAATCTCAAAAAGCTGTACGATTTAGCGTCGGTCTCCACTTTCAAGGAGCTGCGTACCCACATCCAAACCATTGGCACGAAAATAATGAGTTGGCTGCGTTTGCTGCCAGGGTTGGTCGCCCTGATTTGGAGATTGATCAAAATCTTCTTTGTCGGTTTCGTGCGTTTGTTGAAAGCTGGGTTTCAAGAAATATACACCCGGGGAGTTACCGCACCAGTGGTATCTCCATCGACCAATTAAAATCGAAGTTGGACTTCGCCACTTGGCTGGCAGGTACTAGTTACTCTGTGGCGAAGAAAGAAAAATTGAGAAAAATAAAAGCCAGCCGATTGAATTTTTGTGCTTTACCTAATTACCGTGATGTGAAAGTTAAATGTTTTATTAAGAATGAAGCTTATCCAACTTTTAAATTCCCTCGTGCTATTTTAGCTCGTGGTGATGATTTTAAAGTATTTATTGCACCTTTTGTTAAGACTGTTGAAGAACTTGTTTATTCCCTTGTTAGTCGGCAAGGAAATTATTATTTTATTAAGAAGGTGCCTGTGCCTGCTCGGCCCAAGTTGATTTGTAGTGTTATAGGGCATATGCAAGGACATGTTGATCCCGCTACTTCCCACTTGGCCCTGCAGAGATATTTAGTTACTGATTATTCTACTTTTGAAGCTTCCTTCCGACAGGAATTTATGCGTTCGTGTGAATTCGTTTTGTATCACCATTGCCATAAAATTTTAACACATTGTGATTTTGATATGACATCTTTAGAATGTATTATGCAGGAAAATGTGTGCGTTTTTCGTCATTATCTATTTAAATTAATTGCCAGGCGAATGTCTGGCGAAATGAACACTAGTCTTGGTAATGGTTTTAGTAATTTGATGTTAACCAAGTTTATACTTAAAGACTTTGGTTGTCGTAATATTCGTATGTTTGTTGAGGGCGATGATTGTATTGTGTCATATATTGGACCAATGATTAATGCTACTACTACTTTTCGCCTTGGATTTAATATTAAAATGGTTTATGTTCCTCGTCCTAATTTGGCTAGTTTTTGTGGGCAGATATTTGATTATCGTCATTTTCGGGTGGTTTGTGACCCTATTAAGATAATTCTAAATTTTTCTTGGTTTAATTGTGTCTATCGTAACCGCCCTTCGACCTGGAAAGGTTTGGCTCGAGCGAAAGCATTAAGTTTATTATATCAGTATCCTGGTTGTCCTATTGTCCAACCTTTTGCTTTTCGCATCTTAGAATTGACTTTGGGTGTGTTACCTATTATTGATCAATCTCTCAATTCTTATCAGCGTGAGATAGCTCGCGCGGCGTTGCAATTGGATAAGACTATGTTTGATATAGAGAACT